TATAAAAATATTAGAAAATGGATTTGAACAATAATGGCGGTTGGCTATCTACCGTAATACTTGCAGCAATTGGACTAGCTAAAGGAATTTGGGATTACTTAAAAAAGCGGTCAGACAATGAAACAGCCGTAAAGGTTAACGAGGAATCGAAATACAAGCAAAGCCGCGAAGAATTGCAGGAAAGTAATGATAAGTTATTCGAGAAATTATCACAAGCGGAGAAAGCGTTAGAGGCTACTACGCAATTGTTAGAACAAACTAGGCACGACTTGGATAAGTCTATACTTGCCTTTAAAATATTAATTCCATTGATTGAAGATATAATCGCAAATAATCCAGCGCATAAAGCAGCTTTTGAGGAGGTGAGAAAGGTTTTCAAAACTGATATTAATTAATTTGTTTATATTTGCTGCATGAACACCGCAACACGCAAAACACCAATTAATCAAACTAGATTCTACGAGCGATTAAAGAGGGTAAATTTGCCCAAATTAAAATCTTTAAGGCAATCGCAAGTAAATGGATTAAAAGCGATTTTTGCGGCTTGGGATGCGAAAAGAGAATATACTGATGTTAGATGGTTATCTTATATCTTAGCTACTACATACCATGAAGTTGACGGAACGATGCAACCGATTGAAGAATATGGCAAGGGTCAAGGCAGACCATACGGACGCAAGCTAAAGATGTCAAAGGATAGGAAAGGTAATCGAATACCATATACAACACCTAACAAGTTGTATTACGGTCGTGGATTCGTTCAGCTAACATGGTTTGAGAATTACGAACTTATGGGGCGTTTATTAGGATTGGATTTATTGAAAAAACCCGAACTAGCTTTAGAATTGAATAATGCAGTTGATATTATGTTTGAAGGAATGACTAAGGGATATTCCAACTTTGGCGATTTTACAGGGCGGTCCTTAGAAGTTTATTTTAATGCAAATACTGATGATCCAATTAATGCGAGGCGTATTATTAACGGAGTTGACAAGGCTAGGTTAATCGCGGGGCATCATGCGGAGTTCTTACAATGTTTATTATAAGTTGTTGTTTTTTGTGTTTAGAAAAGTATTAGAGCCTCACATTGTGGGGCTTTAGTATTTATATAAAAAATAGTTAGTAAATAATTTTTTTATTCAGAATGTAGGTATATATTTGCATTCTAAACAATTAAAATATAAAATTATGAAAACAACAATTTCAGCAACAATCGGACACGCAACAGACCCAATCTACATGACAGTTAATGTAGATATTGAAATCACAAGTTCAGATACAACGGAATCTCATGGTTTTGAAGTGGATACAAATAACGGGTCAATTGACATCGACAAGATTAACTATTGTGAATTAGTTACATTTGATGTAGGCGTGGATGTTACTGCGCAAATCAAGAAGAAATATAAGGAAGAGCCTCAATATCGTTATGAATTAGAAGCGGCTATTAAGGATTTCATAAATGATAATGAGTTGAGAGATATTGAAACTTATTAATTAATAACGGCAAAGTATTTGCGAAGGCGGCACATAGGAGCTTTAAAATTGCCGAGAGCATCCAGCCGCTTTTGATTAATTAACTAAAAAAATAACAATATGGAATACCAAAAATACATTGATTTAGGATTTGAAAGAACCGATATGAGTTGTAATGTCGAGTTTAAACAAACAGGCTATCACGGATTTGCTTTAGAGAAAAAAGTAAATGAAAAACAAATGGTTTGCGTAACAAGTGGAGAACTTGACAAGCCTAAATTATACATCAAAAAACTGAATAGTAAAACATATCACATTATACCAATTTCAACAGAAGCGGTTATTGATTTGTTCAGCAAGTCCGAGCATATTGATTATATGACTACTGCTTGTTAGCATTGCTGGTAACGTATCGGTGCTATACGATGTGGCGGGTTTTCAGTACAAAAGACCAATACGAAGCACCAAAGTTGAATTAAAAACAAATGTTTAATCGAAGCACGTCAGCCGCCATATTGTATAGCACTTGTTAGCGGTTCGTGCTTCTCAAATCAAAGTAAAATGGAAGATAAAGACGTAAAAATTAAAATGAGTGTTTGTCCCGAGTGTAATAATGCTATTCGTGTAGCGGTTGAACATACAATGGACACTAAAAGCAAGAATGAATTTGCAAAAGAAGTTATGAAATACGATTTACAAGTTAAAACAATTTCACTTGAAGAATATCGCAGTTCAAATATTCAAATGTATTGCAAAGATGATTGTTCTCGGAAGTCTGTTTAGCATGACCGCTAACGCATTGTGCGGTCGGGCAGCTTGCACAAAACCGCTGTTAGCTGCTGTTTTTTTCTCTTTGATTTTCAGTGAGTTAGAAAATAATTGAAAAATATCTTTGAAAAAGTTTGCAAGTTCAAAATAAGGTTGTATATTTGTAGGGTAATTAAAAACAAAACAATGGAAAAGCGAATAGTCAACATCAGTAAAGAGAAATTTGAAAGCATTGATTTTTCTCAATTTAAATGTGTTAAAAAGCATTTATTATCCCACCACGATATTGCAATCATTTCATTAATGAAAATGCCATACAAAGAGCGTAAAGATGTGCCATCAGGGTGTTATTACAAAGATGGATTTCTCATTGAAGTAATATCTTTTAGAGGTAAATCTTCGGTTATTTGTAGAGAATTATTTAAAGCACAATGCGAACAATATGAGGTTTAAAAAAGAAACAAGGGGAGGCACTCGGCAAGGGTCGGGTGCTAAACCTAAATACAACGAAGAAACAAAAACGGTTGCCTTTCGCTGTCCGTTGTCAAAAGTTGATGAATTGAAGTTAGTTGTCAAGTCTAAACTTTCGGAGTGGTCGGTAAAATAGCAGCTAACGTTTTGGGGCTTTGCTGTCGGGCGGGACTTTTGAAAACGAATTTGTCAACTTAGTAAAAATTAAAATATGGAAACGAAAACATCATTAAACCACGAAAACCCGCCTGCGGCAAAACCGCTGTTGGGCGAAGTTAAATTAATTCTTTTGTATGATTACAATGTAGTTGCAAAGGAAGTTATTACAATAAAGCTATTCGCTTATTTGCGTGGCTTTTTTTGGAAGTACAATATACTTTTTCATTTAAAACGAGATTTTATTGTTGTGGACGCTTAATTGCGCCCAACGGTTTTGGGCTATGCGTCAGGCGTTGATTAGAAAGTACAAAAGTATAATAAAAGTAATAAAGATGAAGAAAATAAATCAGATGATAAAAGCACTAAAGCCACGCTTGCGCATAACCCATGTTATATGCCGTATTATTTGTCTGTTTAAAGGACATAACAAAGTCAATAACAAATGTAAAAGATGTCATATTCAGTTTGGTGTCCCAAGAATGGAAAATCCTAAGAAGCCTCCTTAATTAGTTTTCTTGGGTGGTGGTTTTGGTGGGTTTTCCATTCTTGGGACTTGACCATTTTTACTTCCACCTTCTCTATGTGATATGTTTGGTTTTGGTGCTGGTTTTGGTGTCGGTGTTGTGGGTTTTTGAATCTTACTCATTGTAATATGTATTTAAGTATTTATTAGTATTTGAATTTGCTGTTTTTTTAAGTTTACTAAAAGGTCTTACATTCAATTTATTATCAAGTTCTTCAATTGCTTTTGCCGATGTTCTTAATTTGAAAAATTCTGTTGTTGCATCTTCAATACTAATTTTATCTGTATAAAGTGAATGCCAAAGTTCTTCAAGTTTATTTGATTGTTCATAATACAAAAGTCGAAGTCTACCCAAACTATCTAAATCGTCTTCTGAATGTATAATAAAATTCTCTACACTAGTTGCAACTTGCACTAGTCCTATAGCAATAAATGAAATAATAGTCGGAATTTTTGCAGATTGAAACGCACTAAAAACACCACTAGCAGAAAAAATAATTGTCAAAATTTTAAACCACTTTCTATATGTCCGTTGTCTTCCAATATACAAAACAAGATATTCATCTCCATATTTCGTATGTACAAAGTCGTACCATATTTTTATATCTATTGTCATTGTTTATCGTATTTCGGAATATGGCATATAACTACCTACTACCCGATACAAACCTTCGGCAAATACCTGTAATCAAGACGGATAACCGAAACTTTTAATAAAATAATATTTTTTATAAATAATTTGTTTATTTAAATTAATTAAACTAATTTTGAACTCTAAAACAAAATGATATGAAATTAAACGCAATCGAAACTCACGAAACTATTTGTGCTTGGATAGCAAGCGCAAATAAAGAAGTACAACTTAATGTACTAACTATTTTTATCACAGAAACATTTGCAGGCCGATTCACTAGAGAATCAAATGTATTGCATGGGCAATGTATAGATAATATGCTTGCTAAAATTGAAGCTAGAAGATTTGCTATTGGAATATGTGAAAACATAGGACTGGAAAGCATTCACCAAATGGATTAATTAAACTTTAAAATAAAAACACAATGAAAACAACAACAACAATTCAAGTTACAACAACAAAAACAGAAGCAACACAGGTTACATTACCTTATTACTCAAAATCAGTAAGCGGCTTGTATTACAGCAAAATTACACAAGAGGGGAAAACTATAAAATTTATCCCTGATAACTTGGAGATAAAAGTATTAGGATTTGAATCTAATTGCGAAATCGAAATCACAGCCGAAGAATTTAACGCAAAATTCAATGAGGTATTACATAACATTCAAAATTTTAATAAATAAACATGAGCAATTTAATAAGCACACTTCCACAAGCTATTCGAGAAATAGCGGAACAAAGAAGGACAAATGATACAGGTGATTTAATAAGAGCTTTTACTTGGGTACATACTCCCGAAGGTGGGGATATATGGGCACAAGTAGAAGACGGCAACTACAAACCATTTTACGACTTCCACAACATCATAGACCCTAGTATTATCACACAAGAAATACTAGCTAAAGCAGCAAACGAGGCGCATTTAAAGGCTAAAGAATATACATACATGAACGGCTTTAACGATGGCGTGAAATTCCTAACTGAAAAATTAAACATTAAAATACAATAACATGAGCAAGTTACCAGCACTCAATGAGAAAATGACAATCACGAAACTATTTGACGGTTCAATTGATGCCGTTCCTTTAGAACATTTAAACGTAATACTATCAACACCACCGCCTAGCGATTGGGTTAAAACACACCCATATATTAAAGGCTATCAGTATTTGCCAATTGACAAAGTAGAATATCTATTAAAACGCTGCTTTAAAAAATATCAAATTGAAGTGAGAAAAACAGGGCAATTACTTAACGCAATAGAGGTTAACGTAAGAGTACACTACTTGAATCCTGCAACTAATGAAATGATGTACCATGATGGAGTAGGCGCACAAGAATTACAGACGCAAGCAGGTACAGGGAATCTAAAGTTAGATATGTCAAATGTGAATCGAGGTGCAGTTACAATGGCGTTACCAATTGCTAAGAGTGTAGCTATTAAAGATGCTTGCGACCACTTCGGGGATTTATTCGGAGCTAATTTAAACAGAAAAGATACAATACAATTCTTCGGGGATAGTCAACTACTATCTACTATTGGGATTGATGAATTAACAGAACTATTTGAGCTAAAACGCAATGTTATATCAGCCAATGACTTACCAAATTATGAGCGAATCATAAACAACCAAGAAACTGACAAATACAAATTTTTATATAACCAATTAAAATCATTATAATGAACACAATAAGAAACGGAGCGTTTAACAGCTCGGAAATAGTCGCACTTGTCGAAATGGGTAGCCGCGAAATGACAAGCGAGGAATTAGTAGAATACAAAAAAACAAACCCAACATCAAAAGCTAAAACAATGAAATGCCCTTTGATGTTCAGTAAAGGTGGGCAAACTTTCATCAAGCAAACGAATCAAGAACGTAAGGCTAAACGAAGCCTAGATACTAACGAATCAAGTAGAGCTACAACATGGGGCAAATTAGTTGAAAGGTGGCTAATGTATGAGCGACCAGATATAATAGGACTAGAATATACCTTAACACCAAACACAACCCTAGCACACCCATTACATAGTAATTATTGGGTTGGTTCGCGTGATGGACTTAATAATAATACAAAAGCGGTTATTGACATCAAATGTCCATATACAATCGGTTCATTCTGTAATTTTGCCGATTGTATAGATATTGAGCAAGTACGCGAGGAACATACAGACGGAGATAAATATTATTGGCAATTGACCTCGAACGCTTGCATAGGTGAAACTGATAAAGCTGAATTAATAGTGTATATTCCTAATTTAGAAGACTTGGCAGCGATTCAACAATATGCGGTTAAGTTGTATAATGATGGCGAGAAAGAATGCTATTTTATTGCGAATGCTAGTTATGAAGAATTGCCATATTTGCCTAAAGAATCATTATATAAGAATAAAATTGTGTTTCAATTTGACATACCGCAACATGATTTAGATTTTCTTACAAACAGAATTGTTTTAGCTGCTAAAAACTTAATACCATGAAACAGGAACAAACACAACTAAGCAAGTATCACATCGACTTGCACATGAGAAATTTAGATAGTAAAGACTTGGAACTAATAAAATCAGTTTGCGCAAAACTTCATGTTAGCCTATACGATTTTTTTAACGTGGCTTCAGAACATTATATTTCAGAAGCCAGGAAAGTAGTTACTTATATCATGGTAGAGCATGATAATTATTATTTTGAAAAGATTATGACTATAATTAGGGCGGCTAAATTTCATAGAAGCAATATACATTATTTGTATCATCAGTCAATCAATCATTATAAGAATGAGGATAAATTCCGAAGCATTGTAAATAGTATTTTACCAATATGCCCAAAATTTACAGGGTTGCATTTTTATCCATCCAACACAAAAAACTAAAAACATGATACAATTAACAGGAGAAATGTTTGACAACCATGTCAACAAACTAAATATCTACGAATATCAACTGATTAGATTAGCTACTGAAATGATAAATATTCCACAATATGAATACAACTTTTACGGAACTAAATTCCTAGCAGTTATTTCACCATCAGTGGGTAAAAATATACTCAAATGTCGCGCGCTAATTACACTGGTATTAAGAGCTAGAAATTATACATACGAAGAAATTTGTAAAATAATAACCGTTAAGAGATTAACATGGGCTGGTTCAAGATTGAACAATTTGCAAGCATTAGAGTTAATCCGCAATGATTCTGATTTTTTTAATAGCTATAAAAATCTAATTGCAGCATCAGATGAATTTTATATAAAAAGTCCTATTTATGAAAAAAAACTTGATAAATAAATTTATTATACAATTAAATTATATATTCGCTTTTTAAACATTAAACACAAAACAAAATGAAACAACAAGAGTATGAAGATTTCTTAAAAAAGAAACAAAAAACATTTTTAGAAAGTGGATTTGAAATTGAAGAATCCAAACTAAATCCATTATTAAAAGACTTTCAAAAGTATGGATTACAAGTCGCATTAAGAAAGGGCAAATTTGCTTTCTTTTTTGATTGCGGATTAGGTAAAACATTTTGCCAGCTTGAATGGGCAAAGCAAGTATATGATAAAACAAATAAAAAAGTTTTAATACTTGCACCTTTGGCAATAGTTGAGCAGACAAAAAAAGAAGCCGCAAAGTTTTGTATTTCATTAGATAGTTTTGATATTACAAACTACGACCAACTAAAGAACATTGAAAAAATAAATCAATATTCAGGTGTGGTACTTGATGAAAGTAGTATCTTAAAGGGCAAAGATGGAAAGTTATCTAATTTAATTATTGAAACTTTTAAAAATACACCTTACAAATTAGCTTGCACAGCAACACCAAGCCCAAACGACCATATGGAATTAGGGCAACATAGCGAGTTCTTAGGCGGTATGTCTTATCTTGAAATGTTAGCTATGTTTTTTGTTCATGATGGCGGTGAAACTTCTAAATGGAGATTAAGAAAGCACGCTGAAGATAATTTTTGGAAATATATATCTACATGGTCAATGGCTATTGATAACCCTAGTAGTTTAGGTTTTTGTAGTGAAGGTTATAATTTACCTGAAATTGAATACATAGAGCATATTATTAAAGTAGATAATGAAACGAAAACTTTATTCGGTGATGTTGCTGTTAGTGCTACCGATTTACACAAAGACTTAAATAGAAGTTTTGATTTGCGAATACAAAAAACATTAGAACTATTAGATTCAAATGATAGCCAGTGGATAGTTTGGGGTTTAAAAAATAGTGAAACAGATACATTAAATAAGTTAGTATTAGACGGCATCAATGTGCAAGGTTCGGATAGTCCTGAGTACAAAGCAAAATATTTGAATGGATTTGCTAATAAAGATTTTAGGGTATTAATTACAAAAACATCAATAGCTTCATTTGGTATGAATTATCAAAATTGCAATCATATGGTTTTTATGTCTTATGATTTTAAGTTTGAGGCTTTCTATCAAGCCGTAAGACGTTGTTATAGATTCGGACAGACTAAGAAAGTTTATGTACATATATTGATCCCTGAAAGTCAAATAAATGTGAGACAAACAATATTAGATAAACAAAAGCAACATTTTGAACGAATAGGACAAATGGCTAAATATTCAGCCGATAACGATTATAAAAAAGCAAAAAGCAATGTTACTATTTTGAATAAAGAAGTTAAAACAGAAAAATACCATTTAATAAATGGGGATTGCGTAACAGAAACAAGTAAATTATCAAATGATTGCGCTGATATAGTTGTCTTTTCGCCTCCATTTGCTGAGTTGTATGTTTATTCAGACAAAGAACAAGATATGGGTAATGTGAGCGATTATAAGCAATTTGAGGAACATTTTAAATTTTTAATACCTCAATTAAAACGTGTTTTGAAAAGCGGTAGAATGTGCGCTATTCATTGCATGGATTTACCGATTCAAAAAGGTAAAGAAGGATATATAGGTTTAAGAGATTTCAGCGGGATGCTTATTAATTGGTTTCAAGACGAAGGATTTATTTATCATTCTCGTGTAACAATATGGAAAAACCCTGTAACAGAAATGCAAAGAACTAAGGCACTTGGATTGCTTCATAAAACAATTAAAAAAGATAGCATTATGTCTAGGGTTGGTATTCCAGATTATGTTTTATTTTTTAGAAACGATGGAGAAAATGAAACACCAATAACTCATCAAGATACAGACCCTAGTAAATTAGATTATTTGCCAGTTGATTTATGGCAAAAATATGCTTCTCCTGTTTGGGATGACATAAACTATTCAAGAACTTTGCAATATCGAAGTGGTAGAGATGGTAATGATGAAAAGCATATTTGTCCTTTGCAATTAGATACAATTGAAAGAATATTACATTTATATTCCAATGAAGGAGAAACGGTTTTTAGTCCATTTGGTGGTATTGGTTCAGAAGGTTGCACCGCTATAAAAATGAATAGAAAGTCTATATCTATTGAATTGAAAGAAAGCTATTTTAAACTTAATGAAAATAATCATAAATCATTTGTTGAAGAAAAAAATAGTGTACTAACATTATTTTAATCCGTAAATATTTCTTAAATTCGCATAAGTTTAGAGCGGTCCAAAACATAGGCTCTCATGATTATAATATTATTGCCCTTTTATTGAAAGCTATCTTGGACCATAGCGAGTAAATGAAAGGGTTTTTTCTTTAAATTTGTATATGAAAATTAATCTATTCAAAGCAGGTAACCAATCCGCAAAACCAATATCAGAAATCGAATTTGAAAACTATCTTTCTAATGTAAAAAATGGACTTTGGCAAGATGAGGTCCTTGCTTATAGAACAGGTAAATTGCTAAAAGAAAAGCTACCATGTATCACAACAAGCGGAACATTTACAGAAAGACAGCAAGATAAGCTAATTGCACATAGTGGATTCATTTGCATAGACCTAGACGCAAAAGACCAAATAGTAAAATTTGATATTGAAGCAATAAAAAATGATGAATTTGTTTACGCAGTTCACAGATCCGTAAGCGGTTTTGGATATGCAGTATTTTTTAAAATCAATCCCGAAAAACATACTGAATCATATTTTGGATTAGAGAAATATTTTTTAGATAAATATAAATTGATAGTTGACCCACTACCAAAAAATATAGCCTCACTTCGTTTTGTTTCTTACGACCCTGAGCTATTTGAAAATACAAAAGCGAAAATATTTAAGCAATATGTAAAAAAGGAAAAAAAAGAACAAAAACAAATTGAACACTACCCAACAACAAAAAATGATTTTGATGATGTAGTTAGGGAAGTTACTAATAGAGGTTTGAATTTATGCGATGATTATGGAACTTGGGTAAACTTTGCATTTGCTTTGTCTAATGAATTTGGATTAAATGGGAAATCATACTTTCATGCTTTCTCATGTACTTCTTCAAAATATGATTATGAAAGTACAGAAAAGCTTTATGATATAGCAACAAAAAGAACTAAAACAGGAATTACAATCGCTACAATTTACTATCATTGTAAGCAAGCTGGAATAAACATAGTATCAGAAAAAACAAAGCAAATTGCTACAATCACAAAACTATCAGCAACAAAAGAAGAAGCAAAAATAAAACTTGCTGAGCTAGGTATAGACGATAACGGTTTAGTTGATAAAATAAAAGATACTGACAAAGAAAGAACCATACTGGATGAGGTGGTTGATATGATTAAAATATCTAATATCCGATTCAATGAGATAACAAGAAACTACGAATTTAATGGCGAGCAAATGACAGACAGGGTATTAGCTAAATTTTATTCTAAGTGCTGGAAATTAATAGATGAGGACCTAAGTAAAGATAAAATATTTACATTAATAGAGAATCCCGAAAACACAATTTCTTACAATCCAATAAAACAATTCTTCACTAAAAACGAACATTTAAAGCCTAAAGGTAATTTTAAAACACTATGCGAATGCTTTGAAATTAGCCATAAAATTATAATCGATTGTAAAAGCTATTCAGTTACGGATTATTTAGATGTGTTTTTAAAAAAATGGTTGCTATCCATAATTGGATCAGCTCATGGTACCTATTCACTTATGATTTTAGTTTTGAATGGCAAACAAGGAATTTCTAAAACAGAGTTCTTTAGAAACCTATTACCAGTTGAACTTAGAGAATATTACGCTGAATCAAATTTGGATGAAGGAAAAGATAGTGAAATTTTAATGACTAAAAAGCTATTAATAATTGATGACGAATTTGGCGGTAAAAGCAAAAAAGATGCAACTAAACTTAAAAGACTATCCTCACAACAAACATTTACAATTAGAAGACCTTATGGGAAAGTTAGTGAGGACCTTAATAGATTAGCCGTATTAGGTGGAACTTCTAACGAAAGTGAGGTTATAAATGACCCAACAGGGAATAGAAGAATATTACCCGTTAATGTATTAAACTTTGATTTGGTAAAATATAAACAGATTGATAAAACAGAATTATTCATGGAGTTGTATCACGAATGGCAAGCAGATAGGACTGGATGGTTTTTAACCACAGAAGAAATTGCACAATTAAACGATGCAACAATATCAAATCAAGAGGTAATGAGTGAAGAAGAGATTATTATGGACTTATTAGTAGTCGATAAATCAAATGAAATGACCAACACGCAAATAAAACTAAGACTTGAAATGAAATATCCATCATTTAGAACATCCTCAAAGAGAATGGGAGTGGCAATGAAGAAATGTGGTTTTGAATCTATTATAAAATATTCTGAGGGTAAAACGCAACGAGTTTATAATGTAAAATTCAAAGATGATAACATTACAGATATGTTCTAAAAAGTTAACGTGTAATGATGTGTAAGGGTTGATTATCAATGAGTTATGTATTATAAAAATAATCTGTAAGGAATCTGTAAGACTTGGTATCATTGAGTTATAGCGAAATATATAGGTATAATGCATATTATTTTAATAAACTAATAGAAAAATAAAAAATAAAATTTCAAAAAAAATATTTTTTCGTGGAAGGTTTGAAAAATGCAATTTTATCTGTAATGTGTAAGAAAAAGCACATAAACTCAATAAAGACGCATCTTACAGATTATTACACATCAATAAAAAAACTAGAAAAATGCTTAGAAACTACCAAATAGAGATAAAAAATAAAGTTCAAAATACTGAATTTCGTAAAAATGTTTTACAAATGCCAACAGGAAGCGGTAAAACTTATACTTTCATTGAAATAGCAAAAGACCACTTCGCAGAAACAACGCAAAGAATCTTAATTTTAGTTCACAGAACCGAATTATTAGAGCAAGCTAGAAAATCTTTAGGCGAAAGATGCTTTTTAATCAGTTCTGGAGTAAAAAATATACCACATGATTATGATTACTATATTGGGATGGTAGAAACTACCAATAAACGGATAGAAAAGCTACCAAAATTCGGTTTAATTATAATAGATGAATGCCACATAGGGAACTTTAAAAAACTGCCTTATTTCGACCAAAATGCACATGAGAAAATTTTAGGAGTTACAGCAACACCAATTTCTGAGCAGCCGTTAAAATACCAGTATGATAATTTGATACTAGGTCCAAGCGTTCAAAACTTAATAGATAACCATTACCTTCTAAATTGTGATGTTTATGGATTTGCTTCTGATTTAGTATCTAAAGAGAAATGGAAAATTAAAAAAGGTGAATTTGACGAAAAACAAATGGAAGATTTTTATTCATCTGAAAAAATGGTTAAAAATGTAGTAAATGCCTATTGGGAGAAATCAGCAGGTAAAAAAACATTAATATTTAATGTTAATCTAAAACATAATGAATGCGTAAGAAATGCCTTTGCACTTGAAGGATTAGAGGTAAGGACCATATCAAGTGAAACCGATAAAACAGAAAGAAAAGAAACTATAAATTGGTTTAAGCATAATAAACACGCAATACTTTGCAATGTTGGCGTACTCACAACAGGTTTTGATGAACCAAGCGTAGAAACTATTATTTTAAATAGAGCTACGAAAAGCCTAGCATTATACTTACAAATGATTGGCAGAGGATCAAGAATAAGTGATGGAAAAGAAAAGTTTTTAATTTTAGACTTAGGTAAAAATACTTTAAGACATGGACCATATACTGAATATTTTGATTGGCAAGCGTACTTTGAGCATGGGGCAAAATTAAATGATGGTAAAAAATCAAGTGGTATTGCACCAGTCAAAGAATGTCCTGAATGTCATTTTTTACAGCATACAAGAAAATTAGTGTGTCAATCTTGCGGACATGATTTTGAGGATGAAGCGGAAAAACAAAAGCAAGAAGAGAAAGAACAAAAACTTGTTTTACTTTTAAGTTCAAATCCTATAACATTGCCAACAGATAGAATATATGATTTAGCGAAAGAAAGGAATTGGAAAGAATGGGCGGTCCTTCATAAAATTGCTGAGCATCTTACAAATTACTATAATAAGCACAATGGTATTGAAGGATTAAAGGAAAAAGTATCATCAGAAATGTTAAAAGAAACCGCTAATTGGTGCAAAGTTTATGATAAGAAGTTTAACAAATGGATTCAAGACGTTTCATTAGATATATTAACAAAAAAAATAATACCAACAAATGAATAGAGAAGAAGACAAATTGCAAGCCGAAATAGTACAATGGTACTCGCTACATTATGGTAAAATACATGATAAATGCTTATTTCATTGTAATAACAAAGCAAAAAATGCTATTGAAGGGAATCGAATGAAAGCAATGGGGGTAAAAACGGGAGTATCTGATTTAATATTAATTGTGCCAAAAAAAATATATTTTATTGAATTAAAAACATCGAAAGGCAAACAAGGCAAAGAACAAAAAGAATTTGAAAGACAATTAAATTTATTGGAATGTAATTATGTAGTCATTAGGACCTTAGAAGAGTTTAAAAAACTTTGCGTAAAAGAGTATCAATATGCAAACTATTTACTACATTTGCATTGAGCAAAGTTTTTTCATACAAAACGTGTTTATTTATTAGATTAAAAAGGCAAAGAAAGCTAACTAAGGTTGGCTTTTTTTGTGTCTAGTCGTTAACAAAATATTTTAAAAATAAATTCATTAAATAAATTAATTATCAAAAGTTAGACTATATTTGCCCTATCAATAACAATTAACACAAACAACATGACAACTGCAACAATCACAAAAACAATAGCTAAAGTAAATGATCAACCTTCTGAATACTCTACAGGCTTTAAAAGATTAACATCTTTGCCATTACGAGTTAGAAATAATATTATTTTAGCTTGCGTGGTAAATGGAGAAAATAACACAAACTCAATGAAAGACTTTTTAAACAACTTGACCGAGCAAGAATTCATTAATTGGTTAAAATTAGCATAAACACAAACAAACTTTAATAACTAAAAAAATAACAAACACAATGACAACAGCAACTTTAAATATCGCAAAAACCTTAACGGTAGTAACTAATAACTTTGCTTATAATGCTAATCTTTCAAATTTAATTGAAGAAGCGAATAAGTTTAATCTTGTTAATTTAAACGGAGTAACTAAAACAGAAAAACTAAATAAGTATTTAGATATAATGCTATCTAATGGCTATGTCATTATAACTGAAAACTGGAATAGAGTAAACACAATTGCTGACGGCGTTAGCGATTTTTCAATTACACTTTCAAAATAAAAACTTTTCATTCAAAATTATCAAGAGGCTTAACCGCCTCTTTTTTTTGTTTCATGAATTATTCCTACATTTGCCTCATGAATGAGAAAGATACTCCAGGTGGGTGGGGTGGATGCTAAAAAATTGATTAATCAAGTAAAATCTAAAATATGGCAAAGGGTGGAGCCAGAATAGGCGCAGGACGCAAATCAATAAGCGAAGAGATGAACTCTCGAGAGCTTGCAATGTCAGCCCTTGTAAAGAAATACGGAAGCAAGGAAGAGGCTCTAATTGCATTATTGAATAGCGATAATCCTATATTAATAAAATTTGTATATGAACATGGTTTCGGTAAACCACTTGACAAAATAGAGCACAGCGGCAATCTTAATATTACTGATGTAGTATTTGAATAAATGAAAGCAGTTGTAAAAAACCATCCTAAATATGAAAGGCTATTTAAGCCAAGAGATGGCATAAGAACCACCTTGTTAATCGGAGGTAGGGCGGGCATGAAGACCTACCAAGCAAGTCTAGCTATCAATTATCATGTAGTTGTAAATGGATATAGGGTACAAGTATTAAGAGATGAGGCAACGAAGATTAAAAATTCTATCATGGATGAAATCTTCACAAGATTTGACAAAGCCAATAAAGATGGGGTTCTAAGTAAGGAATTCAGCAAAACAGAGAACTCAATAAAAAATATTAAAACTTCAAAAGATGTAGTTTTTACACAAGGATTTAGAGCCAGCTCAAACGAAAAGACTTCACACATGAAAGGCGTATCTAACGTAAATATTGGAGTAGTTGAAGAGATGGCAGACATTAGAGATGAAGACCGCTTTAATGTTTGGAAGTCGGGTGTAAGAGGCAACCCAGCATGGATATGGATGATTTTGAACACGCCAACAATGCACCACTGGGTTATAAAGCGTTATTTTAATTTAGAGCCAATTACCCAAGCCGACTACCCACAATTTAATCAAAATGAGATTGACGGATATTTTAAACTAAGCCCAAAAAACATTGAAGGAGTAGAATACATTATAGCTTCGTTCCGTGATAATCCATATCTATCAAAGGAATTAATATCTGAATATGAGGCTTATGGAGATAGAGATAGCCCATATTTTAACCCTCACTATTTTCTAACTGAAATAGAGGGCTTATGTTCTTCTGGCATCAAAGGACAAATATTCACAGGTTGGAATAGAATAAGCATAGAGGAATATAACAGAATCGAGTATAACAAGTATTACTACATCGATTGGGGAGGAACGGATCCATGCGCAATAGGTGAAGTTAAGGCGCATAATAACCAATTAATCATTAAGCCGCTACATTACGAGCCTAAGCGATTCAATGACGTGATGATATGGCTATGTCAGCAAGGATTCACTTCAAAAGAAACTATAATAGTAGATAGTGCAATCGGTGAGTATATGATTAGCAAGATGCGGAACGGATTCAATGAGTCAGACTTTGATAGCTATACTTTAGAAAAGTACCCACAGCTAAGGCGCGGATTTACCGCTATGGGAGTTGTGAAGAAAGGTTTGAACGGCAAAGGTTTCATTGAAACACGCATCGAAATAATGAAAGGTTACAACGTATCAGTTGTTGAAGGTACGGAGGGCGACCACCTTTGGAATGAATACACGCAATACGTCTGGATGTTGGATAAGGACGGCAAGCCAACAGGTCAGCCAATAGACAAGAATAATCACCATATAGACGGCAGCAGCTATGTTGCATATGCGTTAAAAACTTAAAATTGTTTATTCGTTTATAATTAATTTATTTAGCTATCTTTGCAAGTAAATAAATTATATGAGTACAGAAATCAAACGAAAAGCCAATAACCCGAACGGACAACCGAAGAAATATCTTGATGGTGCAATAATCAAAGGTATGACAATACAAGTTCCGCAATATGCTGATTCAATAGCTAAGGTACAGGCGGTGGCATTGAAGGAGCGCAAGAAGTATTATTTGCCAAAGAAAGCTAAGAAATGATGCAGCCAAATAAAGTTAGGATAGGTAATATCTTCAAAGAAGAATATACCGAGAAGTTAATTAAGGTAATTGAAATTCGGCAAAAAAGCATAACATTTAATGAGAAATTTAGAGGGAAATGGAAAGCAAATCCTATTGAATTGACTGATGATATTTTATTAAAATGCGGTTTTGTTGACAATAAAATTAACTTAGGTTTAAACGAGTTGAGTGTTAATCAATACGGACTAGCAACTTTTGGCGGTGTTGGATTTATGTGTACCTATTTACACCAGCTACAAAATTTATATTATCAACTTACATATGATGAATTAAAAATAGAAATTTAAACTAAGCATCACCATGACACTAAACGCAATCGATATAGTATTATCATTAATACTTGCTTTTTTTTGGTTTTATATTGCCTACAAAAATTACAGGCTAAAAAAAAAATTTTGCCAATTGTAAAATAATGTTTATACATTTGCCTTAATTGTTAACTACAACCTTTCGCAAAGTACCGATGTAATATTGGCACGAGTTAGGTTGGCAAATCAAATAGGTTGGGCATTATCGCGAAAGTTAAACAGATGGCAACGGCAGTTAAGTCTATCGCTGTTTCATCACCTATAATAGTCAATCAACCTAATAACAATACATTTTATAAGATATTCGGGAATGGTTACGATTACTTAGAATTTGATACCATTGAGAATATCAATAAAGCCGTAAGGTATTGCCCACCAGTACTATATTTGCCGATAAAAACAGCTAAAGCAATATGTAAGGGCAAAGTATCACTAGTCAACACAATAACAGGACAAACGATTGATAAAGATGTACACAAGTATCTTGATATTCTCAAACGTCCTAACTATTCACAAGCACAGCACCAATTTATTACTCAAATCATAGTATCTACTATGTTAAGGGGGTACACGGTTTGCATACGTCCTATTTCGGTCGGATTTGATAAAGCGGATTCAAATAATATATGGGCGTTACCATTTACACACGTTGAGATAACCTGGAAGATTAACCATTTAAGAAACGCCATTTATTCTAGTGATATAATGGAGCAGATACAGGAGATAAGATTTGATGGCAAAGCAATACCAAAGGATCAATGCTACATTATACCTGACTTAACGTACTATTCAAACTCATTAATTATACCTGAATCAAGATTGAAAGCGTTAACGGCTACTATTAACAATTTGACCGTTAATTTAAAGGCTAGGGGTAAGATGATGAATAGTCCAATGGGTATATTATCGATGGATGAGGAAGGCAACTTAGGAGCGGGAGCGATGAAGAAAGAGGAGCGCGCGCGATTAGAACAAGAGTTTGAGAAAGATTACGGATTTGACGAGAATCAACGTAAGATAATGGTGGCGTCAACGTCTGTTAATTGGCAGCAAATGGGGTATGCCATAGCACAAATGCAGTTTGTAGAGTTGGAAAAGTCAGACATGAATATGTTTTCGGAGGTATTTGATTACAAAGCCGAACTAACGGCACAATATGGCAATTCAAATGTAAGTGAGCGTAATTCAGCAGAAACAAGTTGGTATAGTGATACGATTATCCCATACGCTGAACATATCTATCAGAATTTAACAGAATGGCTTATTGGTAGCGGAAGCACAAGGTACAATATAGACTTTAGCCATGTGCCAGCATTACAGAAGAATAAGAAGGAAGCAGCGGAGGTTTTCTCGAAATATAGCGTGTCGGGTTCGCTTGCTTTGCAGAATGGATTGATAACATATGGGCAATGTGTTGAGCTATTGGGTGAAGTACCGAATCCGAAATGGGCAAATTTATACTTCTATCAATTACCGATAGAGATACAAGAGAATTTCAGAAGCAATAACACGCAACAAAACCAACAAGACACGAAACAATAATGCCATTCGGAATACAACATAC